ATTCTTGCTGAGATCAACCGCGAAGTCATCAGAACCATCTACAAGACTGCTGAGTCTGGTGCTCAAGCAAACGTTGCTACCGCTGGCGAGTTCGACCTCGACATCGACTCCAACGGTCGCTGGTCTGTTGAGAAGTTCAAGGGTCTCCTGTTCCAAATCGAGCGTGATGCAAACCGCATTGCACAAAGAACTCGTAGAGGAAAGGGCAACATCATCCTCTGCTCCGCAGACGTTGCTTCCGCTCTGACCATGGCAGGCGTACTCGACTACACCCCTGCACTCAACGCTAACCTGAACGTTGATGACACTGGCAACACCTTCGCTGGTGTTCTGCAAGGTAAGTATCGTGTATACATCGATCCTTATGCTGCAAACAGTGCTGCTAACCAGTACTACGTCGTAGGTTATAAGGGTACTTCCCCTTACGACGCAGGTCTGTTCTACTGCCCATATGTTCCCCTCCAGATGGTTCGTGCCGTTGGAGAGAACACCTTCCAACCCAAGATTGGCTTTAAGACCCGCTACGGCATGGTCGCTAACCCATTCGCTGAAGGCACCAATGTCGGCGCAGGCGCACTTACCGTTAATGCTAACCGCTACTATCAGCGCGTTACCGTTAAGAACCTCATGTGATTCATACTCACAAGAGTTAATCAAGGACCCTTCGGGGTCCTTTTTTTATGCAAATAAATAGTGAAAAAGTTTGTTATGAAAATAGTTGTTGTCGGTGCTGGCAACGGTGGATCATTTACGGCACTTTTTTATGCATGGTATGGGCGAAATTTAGATCTTGAAGTAGAACTGATATATAACCCAAATACAGAACCTGAGAGAGTGGGACAAGCAACTCTATTAGATCCTCCAGGTCTTTTGTGGGCAGCAACAGGTTTTAATTGGTACGAAAATAAAATTCATGCCACAATGAAGAGTGGTATTTTATATAAAGGATGGGGTAAAAAGAAAGACGAGATCTTCCACCCATTCCCTGCTGACCGAATGGCAATGCATTATTGTCCATGGGAAATGCAAAAGTCTATTCTGGAGTCAGGTCATTTTAAAGTAACCGAAAGTGAGGTTCTTGATATTGACAATATAGATGCAGATTACGTTTTTGATTGTAGAGGAAAACCAAACACTTATAACGATTATACTATATTAAAGAATCCAACCAACTCTGCTATTCTTGCAAAACCTTTGTGGGATATGGAAGATATGAAATGGAGCAATCATATTGCAACTCCTGATGGATGGACGTTTGTAATACCGACTCACAAAGACTCTCCATCACATGATTATTGTATTGGTTATTGTTATAATGATAGATATTCTACTAATGTAGAAGCAGAGTTTAATTTTAAAAACATGTTTGATATAGAAATCAAAAAACATGTTAGATATAAAAATTATGTTGCTAATAAACCAATTGACGGTAGAGTTATATTAAATGGTAACAGATTGTTTTTCCTGGAACCATTAGAATCTTCTTCTACTCAAACATATTTTGAGTGGATTAAGATGACATGGGATTATATCTTTGGCAGTAAAAAAGATCCTTCAGATGAGATAAGAAAGTATATACTTCAAACGCAAAACTTTGTCCTTTGGCATTATAAATTTGGATCAAAGTATGATACAGATTTTTGGGAGTATGCAAAAACTTTTGATATTGATGATGATCTTTTATATCAATATAGAGATCATGCATTGAGATCATCTGAGTATGATATCATTCCTGAGGGATATGGGGGCAACACAAAAAACAGTCTATATGGTCAATGGCCTCCATATAGTTTTAAAGTATGGATTGATGCGGTTGACTAAATATCTAAAACGCTGTATAAAAATGGCATATCACATTAAAAGACCTAGCACCATAAAAGCAGGGACAAATGTTTATTATACTGGTGGAAGCAATTGGTCAGAGGACTATACTGACAGAAAGGTTTATGATGATAATCCTACCGCTGTTATAGCAAACCCTGATGGTAAAAATGGTGGGTTCTCTAACGCAACTATTGTAGACGAGTGATAACTAATGGCAACGCAAAAATATAATGAGATAAGTTCCTCTCGTCAAATTGAAAATAGAAATTTCTTAAGCCCTAACGGGTTTAGATTTGCTTTGCGTAGATGTCCTCAAGCAGCATTCTTTTGCAATCAGGCAAACATACCTGATTTAACATTTGGTGTAGCTACACAACCAACATACTTAAAAAATCTCCCTGTTCCTGGAGACAAAATAGAGTTTGGAGATTTAAATCTTAGATTCTTGGTTGATGAGGATCTTGGCAATTACATGGAAATCCAGAAATGGATTCGTGGACTTGGATACCCCGAAAGTTTGAACGAGTTTGAATTACTAGAAGCACAAGCAGAAATATTTGGAAGATACACAAATGATCAGGATAATATTTACTCTGATGGAACTCTTAGTATTCTGTCAAGTAATTTAATTCCTAAGTTTCAAATCTTCTTTAGAAACCTTTTTCCATATAGTTTATCCACAATGACTTTTGATGCCACACAATCGGATCAAGAGTACTTTACAGCAGACGTGAGTTTCAAGTATGCTATCTATACAATCACTGATATGAACAACCAACCTTTATGATCGATCTTGATAAACTTCAGGAGACTTGGGAAAAGGACTCTAAGATTGATATGGACAACCTCCATACAGAGTCCACCAATATTCCCACTCTCCACGCGAAGTACTTTGAAATGTACAACACTATCTTTCTGATGAGAAAGAAAGCAGAACAACAGAGAAAAAATATTAGACACGAACGTTACGAATACTTCAGCGGTAAAGCAGACCCTGAAGTATATGTGGAGAACCCTTTTCCTAAAAAAATTCGCGACAAGGATACGATGCAGAAGTACCTTGACGCTGACGAAAAATTATCTACAGTATGTTTGAAAATTGATTATTACGATACAATGCTAGTTTATATTGAGAGTATACTTAAACAGATAACTAATAGAACTTATCAAATCAAAAACGCAATAGAGTTTATGAGGTTCAATGCAGGACTAGGATGAAAAAGAAATCCAAAAAGAAATGCAAGAAATCAAAGTGTTCTCACTATAAAGGAGGCAAGTGTAATTGTGGAAGATGAAGATCAGTATTATCAATTAGAACTGCCCATTCAGGCAGTTCGCATTATCTACACAGGTCTTAAGCAAGCTTGTGAAAAATGGTCTGGTGGAGATCCTGTAGAGCAAGAAGATTTACTTGCCATGCGAGATCATTTTTACAGAATCATGCTTGAACATAGGTTTAGTAATATGTAATAAATATTTGTAGATGAATGGATCTACGTGATTGACACTAGTGTAAATCTTGTTATATCAAAATCCAACGAAGTATTTTTAAAGATTAATACTGAACCTCATATTGAATACGAACTTAGAGACCACTTTAAGTTTGAGGTTCCTAATGCAAAATTTATGCCACAATATCGTGGTAGAAACTGGAACGGAGAGATACACCTCTTTGATATGCGTTCCAAGCAGATCTATGTTGGTCTGCTAGATAAGATCGTCAATTTCTGTGAGCAATACGGATATAGTTATAAGTTTGAAGACAATAAGTTCTACGGCACTCCTTATGAAGAGAATGACGGTATCTCAATGGAGGGCGTCAAAGATTATATGAATTCTATTTGTGCTCACACTCCCCGTAAATACCAAGTTGAGGGAGTATATGGTGCTCTAAAGCATAATAGAAAGTTACTGATATCGCCCACTGCTTCTGGCAAATCTTTGATGATTTACTCTCTCGTAAGATACTATGTAGACCGAGGAGAAAAAATCCTTTTAGTTGTTCCAACGACATCTCTTGTAGAACAGATGTATAAGGACTTTCTTGATTATGGTTGGGATGCTGATTCATATTGCCACCGTATCTATTCTGGTAGGGAGAAAAGTAATGATGCTCCAGTGACAATTACAACCTGGCAGTCTGTATATAAACTAGAACGGTCTTTCTTTGAAGACTATGGTTGTATTATAGGTGATGAAGCGCATTTATTCAAGTCTAAATCTTTAATTCAGATTATGACTAAACTTCATCATGCTAAGTATAGATTTGGGTTTACTGGAACCTTAGACGGAACCCAGACACATAAATGGGTATTAGAGGGTCTCTTTGGTCCGTCATATAAAGTGACAAGAACTGATGAATTGATGAAACAGGGACACTTATCTCAACTTGATATTCAGTGTCTTGTACTCAAACATCCTCCACAAACATTTGATACTTATGAGGATGAGATACAGTATTTAATAGGCCACGAACAGCGTAATAATTTCATTAGAAATCTAACACTTGATCTTAAAGGGAATACACTTGTTCTTTTCCAGAGAGTCGAAGCACATGGAGCAGTACTCTACGAAAAGATAAATAACAACAAGGGTGATGACCGTAAGGTATTTTTTGTACACGGTGGTGTTGATGCTGAAGAACGAGAATTAGTAAGAGAGATAACAGAGCGAGAAAACAACGCTATTATCGTCGCCTCTTATGGAACTTTTAGTACAGGTATCAATATTAAAAAACTCCATAATGTTATCTTTGCCTCTCCAAGTAAGTCCAGAGTCCGCAATCTTCAGAGTATTGGACGAGTTCTTAGAAAAGGAAAAGACAAAGTAAAAGCAACATTGTATGACATTTCAGACGATTGCTCAACCAAATCAAGACGTAATTACACTTTAAATCATTTTATAGAAAGAATTAAAATCTATAATGAAGAAAAATTTAATTATGATATAATCACTATCCAGTTAAAAATATGATAGAAGAAGACTTTTACGCAACAGTAAAATTTAAATCTGGAGAAGAGATCTTCGCTAAAGTAGCTGCTACTGAAGAAGAAGATAGAACAATGCTTTTGGTGTCTAATCCAATCGTTGTTCAAGAAATAAAAAGTAGATCTGGATCAGTAGGATATAAAATAGAACCTTGGTTAAAGACTACAACGGATGATATGTTTGTCATTAAGTTAGAAGATGTTCTAACTATGTCAGAATCAAGTGATATAGAAATGATAATGATGTATCAAGATTACATTCGTTCATCAAATAGAGATAGTAATAATCAGTCTAATATAAGCAGAAACATGGGTTACCTAGGTAATGTCAATGACACAAA